GGTGCCGGTCTTGTCTGGCCCTTTAACGGGTGGCCCCAGCGTCCAGTTGATGTTCGGTCGCACCTTGGGATTCGCCGCCAGCCACTGATCGTACTTCTTGCCCATTGCGGGCGTGAAGCCTTGCGGGTTGACGGGGCTGTTCGACGCCTGCTGATATGCGAGCAAAGTCGCGCTCGGCACGCGCATCTGCGTCAGCCGCTGCAAGCCCTTGATCAGCCCCGGCCCATCAGTAGCCGGGGCGATGCCCCGGAAACGCTTGTCGACAGGCGCGGGCGGTGCCCCGGCGTCAACCGGCTCAAAGCCTTCGGGCAAGGCTGCCCCAGCGGGCGGCGGTGGCGCGGCACCGCTCTGATCGGGCGGAGGCGGTGCGACTGGCGGGTCGCCCGGTGCCATCGCGGCGGTCGTTGGCTGGAGTTCCCAACCGTCAGGGACCATGCCGTTACTCTGCGGCTTGCGTGCCATTATCGGTTACCCCTCTGTGCGACCCAGCCGCGTCCGTTCCAGACACGAACCTCGCCGGTTGCCTTGTTCTTGATAGTCGACCCAATCATGGGCGGGCTGCTGTTCGACGGCGGGGCTGGCGGGCCACCGCCGCCTCCGCCCTGACCAGCGCCGGGCGTCCGCGCCAAGGCATCGCCCATGCGGCGCTTCGCACGATCGATGTTGGTCAGCACCACCCCGAGGTTCCGGCGGAACTGATCCGGCGATTGGCTGGCGTCGAGATTGGCCAAGCTGCGCTGAAGCATCTTGTTCTCGTAGTTCGACACCTGACCGAGCGCGCCGCCCGTCGGGCTCTGGGCGCGCATGTTAGCGAGGGCGGTCAGGCCGACCTGCGTTTTCAGCGTTTCCAGGTTGGCGTTGAAATCGTTGCGCCCGCTGGACAGGAAGCTCGGTAGCCGCCCGCTGACGTTGCCGACGTAGCTGTCGAGGTCTGGGTTGTTCATGACGCCGCGCACGCTTTCCGCGAGTGAATCGAGGCTGCTGACGGTGCCCTCCACCATCGTTGCGACCTTGGCGTAGTTCGCCTGCTGACGCTGTTGCATATTCGCAGCGCCCGCCGTTGGCGTGCGAATGTTGACCAGCTTGCCCGTGGCGTCGACCTGAGCCGCCGTGCCCGGCGGATAACCCGCGAGCTCGTCGGGCGTAGCCGCACGGATATTCGGCTTGCCCGGCGTGCTATAGATCGCACCGGCAGCGGGCGGCGGGGCTCCGCCACCGGGCGCGGCTTGGCCACCGGGCGCGGCTTGGCCACCGGGAGGAGCTCCGGTGAGCCGGGCCATCATCGCGTCAGCATAAGCGCGGGTTTTCGGCCCCCACTTGCTTTTGTCAGAACCGCCATAGTAATACATGAACGCCGTGCGCGGATCGCCGCCGGAGTTCGCAACGGCATCACCGACAGCGGCCTTACCGATGGCGTCCTGATAATTGCGCGAAGCTTGGTCGTCGCCGCGCATCATGTCTGGACGCCACGGCAGACCAGCTTTTCGCGCCAAGCCCTGCCCGGTCCCGGGCATGACCTGATACTTGCCGAGCGCGCCCGTCGTGGGGTTTACGGCGGTATAGTCGCCGCCGCTCTCCTGCGCAATGGTGAGCGGAAGCATACGATCAACGGTCAGCGGACCTCCGCCCGCGCCGGGTGCGCCGCCACCGGGAGCCGGTTCGGTGTAGCCCGCGCCGCCACCGACCGAGCTTGTGTTCGGGTCGAAGGGAACGAGGTCCGTGCCGCCATCGGCCCGGCGGATCGTCTTGACCTGCGGCGCGAACGGTGCGCGATAGACGGGCTTGCCGCCCGAGAACACCGTGCCGCCCGGCGCGACGTTCTCCGTGCCATACTGCGTCTTGGCGCGGGCGGTGTTCGCCGCGTCATCGAGCGAAGTGATCATAGCCGGGTTGGCAACGATGGCCTTCCGCCAGTTCAGGACCTCGTCAGGCGACATGCCGAGCGTGTTCGTGAGCATGGGCGTCATGCCGTCGATGGCCGCGCCGTAGTCGCTACCGGCTGGCAGCGCGCGCAGATAGCCGGTCGCCAACGCGGTCTGGCCAGCGGCGCGCGTCTGCGCTTGGTCATCCTCGGTGTTGTGCTGCCCGTTCAGCGCAATGGCGAAGCGCGGGTCGATTTTGCTGACAGCCGCGATTGTTGCGTCTGGGTTGGTCAGGTAGTTCTGAAGCTGGTCGTCGACCTTGGCCGTCTTCTGGCGTTCGTGAACGCCCCGTACAAACCCGACGATATCCGTGAAGGCCGACATGCTTGGGTCCCCTTAGCCGAAGATCGAATTGAAGATGCCGTTCGACGACTTGCCGCTGGCATTGCTCGTGCCCGTGGAGTGTGACGTCGAACTGCTGTTCGAATATTGACCGGCGTTGCCGATGAGGCCCGCCGCGCTCTGACCGCTGTTAACCAGACCCTGGAGATTGCCAAGGTAGTTACCGAACGACTGTTGCGCCAGCCCGGCCCCGGTGTTCTGTAGAGCCTTGAGCGTCGCGCCGCTGTTCAACGTGCCCTTCGCGGCGGCGCTGCCCGTCACGCCCTTCATAGCTTGGTCGAAGATATTCTGGTAGCCCGACGAATTCATGAAGTTCGAGTAGCCTGCGTTCGCAGCATTCTTGTCGCCGCCAACGCCGAGCAAGGCACCGATTTGTCCCATCGCGGCCCCGCCCGTCCCGACTTGCGGGTTAAGCTGCTGCATCAGATAGTCGTATGCGTGGTTCCCCGAAGCCGACTGAGACGAAGAGTCCGACGTCTGCTGCGAACTGCTGCTGTTGTGGCTTCCGCCGAAGACACTTTCGATTACACCGCCCATTGCGCGCTCCTCACATGAACATCTTGGCCAGTGCGTCGAGCGCACTGGATTTCACGCCCTGCATGTAGTCATGCGGCGCGTTTCTCCAACTGGAGACCGTGTCCATCAACGACGTGGCGGGGTGCGCCATCGCGTTTTCAGGCTGCGGCTGCGGAACTCCGCTTCCGGCGCTGAAGCCCGGCTGGGGCTGCATCGGCGGTTGCGCGGGCTGACCCGACGGCATCGGCTGCATCTGCGGCTGCGCCGGTTGACTCATATCAGGTGGACCGCCCTTGCCGCCACCCGACATCATTTTGTGCTGGGCCATAGCGGCCAGAAATTCACCCATTTGGCTTCTCCATAACGAACATCTCGTGCCCCCGGCCATCGTCGCCAACTGAGGAAAACCCGAGCTTCCTAACATACATCCGCGCCGCTGACAACCGCCAAGGCACATTTGCGACGACTCTAGAGGCTTCATAGAGGCCAAACACGGCGGCTAGGGCGGCATTACCGAAGGCCAAGCCCTTTGCACCTCTATGACCCTTCAAAAGGAAGATATGACCCTCGTACACCCCGGCCTCCGGCTGCGCTAGGAACACCGCACCTCCGCCCTCTCCGCACAAGGTGATATTCCTCCAATCTGTCATAAGGTCCATGCTGTCCAGCTTGTGGTCGCCCGCTTCTATGGTGGCGCGCACGTCGGGATGGTTGATGAACATATCAACGAGGTGACTGTTCGATGTGCGGAAGCATAGCATGATCACATCACCGCCCAGATGCCGAACACCGGGTTCGTCGGGCCACCGGCCAGCGTGCCGGTCATGAAGCCGCCGAACGCCCCGGTTAGCGATGCGAAGGCGCTCGTGTGATTGCCGCCGCTCGTGTCGCCGTAGAAATCTACCGTAAGGCCCGACGCCGGGTCGATGCCCCAGTTCAGGGTCGTGTCCTGCTCACAGGCGAACAGGCGGATGCCGGGCGACAGGGAGTCAACCACCGACAAGGCCCAGTTCGTACCGCTGAACGCCGGATACATATTTCCGCCTTGCAGACGGGCGATGGTCTTGGCGTCAGCGAATTCGTACAGCACGCACGCCTGATTGTCGCTGCCCGACACCGCGTAGCTGCCCGTGTCACCGGTCTGCACGATGCGAAACCAAATCAGCACCGCGTTGCTCGATACCTCGGCTGCGTCGATCAGGGTGAACCCGGCTGGCGCGTAGCCGTAGATGGAGCCGTTCCAACCGCCCGACACGAAGATCATCATATTGCCCACGGTCGGCGCGGTGGGGAGGGTGACGGTTCCGTCGTCGCGAAGGGTGGCAAGCTGCACGATGCTCGGCTCTGCCGTGGGCGCTGGCAGATCGTAGCTCTCGACCACGCCGCCGACAGCGGTGCGCGGGTTAAGGAGAAGCACGGTCTGATACTCCTCGCCATCTTGCGAGTTTTCGACCGCCAAGTAAAGCGGCACGGACCACGTATAGTCGTGCAGCGGCGCGAACTCGAAGCGAGCGGGCGTGACAGGCGCGCCAAAGTCGTAGCCGACCACCGCAAACGAACCGTCGCCGCCATTGCTGGAATACCAGCCATGACCCGAGCTCGTGATACCGTCAAACGCTTGCGCCAGATTCCACGAGCCGTCCGTGTTCGATGCGAACGGCGTGCCGGTTCCAACGAGGGCCGTACCGCCAGCGTCACGGAAGTTGATTCCGGTGAAGCCGGTGCCGTCGCTGCTATGCCCAAGCGATGGATGCAGCGTACGATATCGCCAATACTGCGCCGTCGCAGGGGCTCCGCCGCCCCCACCGCCCCCACCGCCACCCGAGCCGGGCGTGAACGGCGTCCAGGCGAGGCTCTGGCGGGCGTACATCTGTCCGTCGTTAGGCGCTTCCGGTACGCTGCCCGGCGTGCCCTTGATCACGACGCTAACGCCATACGTGCCGCCGCCGCTGGCAGCCCAGTTGATTACCTCGGCAATCGCGCCGCCCGTGGTCGGCGTGTAGATGCCCAACGCGGCCGAGCGGTCGCTGTTGTTGAAAGTCTCGGCTACGGCAGCGATGTCGAATGTTACGAGGCCGTTGTCGCGCGTGCCGCCGTAGATGAAGTACGAATAGTACGTTTCGCCGCCTGTCGCGGTGAACGGCGCATTGGCCAGCCCGCCACTCGTACGCTCGTCGTGAACGAGTGTGATGGACTGGATGCCAGCCGAGTCGTAGGTGGCAATCGCCGCGACGCCGTAATACGTGCCGCCAAAGCTGAAATTGATTGAGCCAGCCGTGATATCGGCGGCATCCAGATACTTGTAGAAGCACCCGCCGTTCGTGTTGCTGCCCGCGAGGTTGCTCAGGCTGGTCCAGCCCGCTGGCGTGTTGATGTTCCACGCATGGTTCGCCGCGACGATCGCCAAGTCGCCCGCGATGGTGCCGGTGGGGAACGGAACGGTCACGTTGTTCGCGTTGTTTACGTCGACGATGTCCGTGCCGCGCAAGGTCGGTGGCGTGCCGCCGCCCCCGCCGCCCCCGCCGCCAGTGATGACGATATCGACGACGCCAGTGATGCGGCCCTGCTGGTCCACGGTGATCTGCGGGACATGGGTGCCGTCGCCGTAGGTGTCCGGCGTGACGGCGGTGTCTTCGAGGTTTAGCGTGACGTCAGCGCTAATCGGCCCGCCGCCGTCCAAGCCGACACCCGCCACGATCTTGGTCTTCTTTAGTGCCGCCACCGCCGCCGTGGCAGCCTTGGCCGCGTCGAGCGCTTGCTGCGCGATGGCAGCGGCGTTCGCCACCGAGCCCTTCAACAACTGGTTGATGAGCAGGATGAACGGCGGCTTCGGCTTCCCCGAACTGGGGTCGACGATGGGCGAGTTCGCGTTAAGCGGCGGGGTCGGGGTATCAGCCATTCGCGGGTGCCTCGTCTGCGCTAAACATCTGGAGGTCGTTGATGCGCTTGGCCGCGCCGTTGTCAACGAGCTCGAACAGCCGCCCCGGCTGCGTGATGATGCCGAGGCTGCGCCACGACACTTGCGTTTTCGGCGTAGCGTCTGTCATGGACAGCGTGCCGTAGTCGTTCCAGTTAAGTCCGTAGTCGTCGCTACCGCGTAGCTGGAACGTGGCGTCGCCAATGGGGGCGCTGATGCCTACCGAGCTTGCCAGCATCACCTCGTCGACGACCAGCGTCCCGCGCATCCGCATGGGGTAGCCTGCCGTCATGCGGCTTATGATCGGCGTGCCCATGTCGGTGCCGGTGTCGGCGCTTACCTGGAACACGACGTTGCTGTCGATCGACCCAGCAAGGATGTCTTCGTTCCAGTTGAGGCCGTAGTTCGCGCGCCAGTTATTGTAATTGAACGACTGCCACTCGCTCCACTTGCGCGTCAGCGTATCGAACACAATCGTGCCGATGTTGCCAAGGTGCAGGACGTAGAACCAGTGACCATCCTGGTAGAACGTGAAGGCGCGCATCTGGCGGCGGTCGGGGTTGGACTTGACCATCGACATGACGACGACCTGCGAGGTATTCATATCGGTCATCGGGTTAGCTCCCAGAACGAGTGCGGGCGTTTGGCTGTCATACATTTCCTTCGCGGTGACTTGCGTTGACGACAGCACGACGTCTTGGCTGTTGAAGATTTCTTCGGCAGGCTGCGTACCCATCGACATGATTAGGAACTGCGACGTGCGGGCTTCCAGCGTGTCGTCGAAGTTCGCGTCCGTTTGCAGCGGCTGCTGGCTTTCGTAGATTTCGATGACGGTGCTTTTCGCCGCGCCATTAAACTGAAAGCTGCCCGAGCCGATCGACGTCCCGCCGTGCCCGCCCTTGGCCGCAAGATCAAACTGGAAGCTGGCGCTGCCAGTGCCGACGCTCACAGTGACGTCACCGCCGTGCCTGCTGCGAGCGCGGGTGCCGTGAAGCCCATGCTGACCGGGATATTCGGGGCCACCGTGCCGTAGAAGAGAATAGGCGTTGCCCCGGCCCCCGCCACGCCGATCGAGAAGTGCGTGATAGTCTGCACGGTGCCATCGGTGCAGGCCGGGAAGTCGACTTGGCTGTTGAAGCTCACCACGTTGCCCGCGATCGTGAAGCCGCCAGCGTCACGGCTTACAGGCTCGCGCGCATAGCCGCCATACGAGGCCTCGGACGACTGTTGCGTGCCGCCCACGCCGGGGTCGGCCGTGTGGAGGCCGATGTAGAGGTCGGTCAGCGGGCTGGAGCTGTCGTTCTCGGCGATATCGGCAATAGCCGACGCCTGGAAGAAAAGCTCCAGCATCGCGTTGCGCATGTAGGATGAGGCGGGCATGTTACGAAATCCTCTCGAGGCCAGCGGTCATTGCGTTCACGCCAGCGGGGCTCCACTTGACGCCCGTATGCGGGTCCTTCTCGAAGATGCTGCCGTAGAACACCTTGTTCGTCGATACCGCCTTCTCCACGCCCTGCGTCGTATCGCCGCTGCTGGTGACCTGAAGCTTGACCGTGGCCAGCCCGGCATCGCTCTTCCACAGGCGGCTCACCACGCGCACGGCGCTGATGTTGGTGATGTCCGTGTCGATGTCGCTCATTTGGAACGTGCTGATGAGGTCCGGCGCATTGGCGCTGATGAACTGCGCATCGTTCGGCGGGTTGTTCGAGACCAGCGGCCACCCGCTGCCCCCGGCGCTGGGGACCCAGTCGTCGATGGCGTCGGCCGTGGCGAAGCTGGTGAGGATCTGCCGGTCGCCCTGCATCCCGCTGTTGTTGAGGTCGCCAGTGTCGTCCCAGATATAGGTATCACGAAAGCGACCGCCGTAAAACGTCCACACGATTTGCGAACAGATGTGCTGCGCGGGCATGGTGACGGGCTGCGTCTGTAGAGCATCGTTGTCGTAGATGGTCACGCTATCCACGCCCACGCGCAAGAAACCGCCGCCGACCGCATCGCTAAAGTCGACCGCGCATTCGATGAACTGCCACGACTGGGCCACGATCACAGGATCGCTGCGCCAGAGCAGGCCAAGCGCGCCCGCTCCTACGAATTGCAGCGCGCCAGTGGGCAGAATTTCGAGCCTGCCGATCTCGGCACCGAACAGGTCGATGAACTGGTAGATGATGCCCGACTGCAGCGACCCGAAATACCAGCGGCCCCCGACACCGATCATGGCGCGCTCGCCCGGCAGCACCTTGCGAAGATAGCCGGGCGAAAAGTCGCCAAGGTTGACAACGGTGCCCACGCCACCCGGCCCCGCGTTGGCGACCAGCGACAGATTGTGCGCGTCCGCGTACTCGCCATTCGTAAGAAGGTTGGCGCTCGTGCCGTAGTGGTCGTAGCCGTCCATGAAGATAACTGCCATGCGAAATTCCTTACAGGTCCAGAGTCTGAATTTTCATTGCCTTCTGTACGCGCTCCGTAATGCCGGGCGAGCTGATAGGCTTCGCGCCATCGGTGATGCTGTACACGATGCCGTCCGCGCCCACGGCAATGATTTCGTCGTTGATCTTAACCGCCGTGCCGCCCCACGTTCCGTTATCGAAAGGACGTCCCTGCACCGGGGCCACGGGCGCGTCCAGCACGCCAGTGAGGAAGAAAGGCTCGGTGGTGGTCGCGCCCAGCGCCCAGAATTGGTCGCCCGCCGTGATAAGCTGCACGACGATATCCGGGCGGGCTTCGGCCGTTACAAAGTTCAGCGCGTCGACCGTAACCTCACCGGGGTCAATCCAGTAGATGCGGTCGCTGTTCTGCACCGACAGAAACACATAGGACTTCAGCACCGTCAGGCTGCTAACGATGAAATCCAGTGCATCGTGGCCCGGCTCGCCATGCGTATTGATCGTGACGCTATAGGTGCCATTGTCGACGTCACTCCACGCCACGGTCTCCGTAGCCGACCCGCTGGCAACCGGCAGATGCTTGGCCAGCTTAACCGACGGGCTGGTCGCGTTCTGCGAGTACACGGCGGTCGTGTTGTACGTGAACGTCGCATTGACGCCCGCGCCCAAGCTGGCGGCAAACGTGAACGCCGTATCGCTGTCCAGCACCGGCCCCACGTCGAGGTTCGTATTGCCGCTGGTTCCCGGCTCGCTGATAAACGTCTGGCCGATGGTAAGGTCCGTCACGTCGCCCTGGAACACGAGGCCGACCAGCGTGGCCAGCCCGTTGCCGCTGTTAGACGTGTTGACGGTGACAAAACCGTTGTTCACGTCGTTGGCTGTCAGCGTGCCGTGGAACACCGCCCCGCTGATGGCGGTGCCGACGTTGCTGTCCGCGACGGTCCAATTGTCCGGCACGTCGAGCTCAATAGCCCCGGCGCACATGATGAGCATGTAGTCCCCCAGCGCCGCGCCCGCCGCCAACGGTACGTTGAACGTTCCGCCCGCCGCAGAGACCTCGCCAGTGCCTCGCAGGGTGCTGCGCGCCGGGTTGCTGCTCCGGCCGTTATAGGTGACCTGTTTGAGCTCTGCGGTGCCGTCGGTGTATTGGCACAGGACGCCGTCCGCGAAGAACATATTCTCGCGCGTGCTGTCGACACTCGGGTTCCCGTGGCCGTACACAAAGCCGTCCATAAGCACGAGCTTGTCGCCCTCGGTTGGCGTGTTGGTCAGGCGCAGAAGCTGGTTCTTGCTGAAAATGAACATCGCGCCGTTTGCGAAGCCACTCTGGCTGAACAAGCGGCGGATGGGGCCGTCGCCTGCCTCGATCCGCTTGGACAGACCGGGGCGGCGCAGCGCGGCCACGCCCTTGACCTGATCGGTCGGGTCTTGCTCGAGGTAGCGGTTGACGAACCTGATATCGGGCTCGTCAGCGCGCCGCCGCTGGTAGGTCTCGTTACCGAACGGGATATCAACCATTTACGACATCCATCCATAGCGGGTCCGCGAGCCGACTTGGTCGCGGTACGGGTTGTAGGACTGACGCGACATGACCAGCACGGGCAGGTCGGCGGGCGTGACCACGGTCTGCGCGTAGCGAGCCTTGAAGCGACTGATGCACTGTTGCATCCAGCCACCCGAGTCCGCCATCATGGCGCGTCCGTAGCGCGGGTTCAGGCGCATGGCGAGCAATGTAACGAACACATCGTCGAATTCGGGTGGGAAGGGCATGGCCCCGTCGAGCGTTAGCGAGTCGATGCGGACCCAGTCGCCAAGGTCGGCGCGGTAGAACCACTGGCGAGTTTCGCCGTCGTCGTCCAATGTAATTTCGAAGGCATCCTCGATCAAACGCCCGTTGGCGTTGATAGTGATGGGGTTGCCGCTGATGTTGTTTCCAACGTCGACGAATGCCAGCCGGGCACCATCGTTCACGGCAGCGGGCAAGTAGAGGATTTGCGCGCCGCCCACGTTGACGAGCAGCCGCGCGCCAGCTTGCGGGCGGGTCCACCGATAAGCGGTCCACGAGCGGTTGTAGCCCGAGTCCGCGCCGACGACAGTGCCGACCGGCCAGTCAAAGAGCTTTTCGCCTACGTCGTTACCGAACACGTTCGACACCACCGCGTTCAGGCGGGTGATGGCCTGTGCCTGTTCGGCTGCCGTCGGGACGACTCCGATACCGATGAGGTTGCCCTCGCGGTAGGCGTCCGTGATGATGTCGAGCGTGTCAGTCATGTTATGCCTTCTTCTTGTCGTCGGCGACGAGGAGCTCGATGAGCTTCTTCTCCGGCCAGTTCTTGTTGAAGGTGATCGTGGGCGTGCGGCCCTTGATCAGTTCGATCAGCTCGTCCTTGGTCTTGCCGTCATAAGGCGAAACCACCGGCGGCGTCACGATCGGCTGCCGTAGCGGTTCGACCTTCGAGCCCTTCGGTTTGTGGTCGTTGGGGTTGTCGGTCCAACCCTCGGGCACCTGATCTTCGTTTTCGAAGATCTGGGATTCACCCTCGGGGCCGAAGCGCCAGCCCGGGAACTTTGCGACGTCCATACCTTTTACTCCGTTAGCAGCCCGGCCGAAACCGGGCTGCCGAGGTTGTCCCTTACGAGGACTTCATGATCCCCGCTGCGACCAGCGCCGCCTGATGCGCGGCGATTGCCACGAGCGCGGTTGCGAGGTCCGTGGGGACGGCTGCGAGCGCCGCCTGATTCTGCGGCTGCAGAAGACGAGCGCCGTTGCCCCGATCGAAATAGCGGGGCGGTGCGTAGAGTGCTGCCATATTCACAGTTCCTTATGCGCTGTTTATCATAGGTAGCGGGGTCAGCCAGCGCGACCGACCCCGCCGTTAGGCTCGGCTGTTAAGCCGCGCCGCTGCCCCGCGTGCCGAGGCGACGGTCGACATTGTCGACACCGAACAGCACGTCCCAACGGTGAAGATGGGTATCGTTCGTGCCGTCCGACGTCCGCCAGTAGCGGATCGTCACGCCGGTTTCCGGGTCGGACGCGAAGCTGGCCTGCCCGGTGAACGGGTCGGTCAGCTTGGCGAAGACCAGCGAGATCGACGACTTGTGGAAAGTCGCGTTCTGCCGGTATGCGGTCGACGGTGCGCCCATCCACGTGATGGGAGCGCTGTCCGCCGGGGCGGCGGTCACCGTCTGGTATGCCCCATCGATGATCATGGGGTTGGCGATCGTGACGGTGATCAAACCGCCGCCGCTCGCCGTGTAGGTTTTCGTCGCGGCGCTGTAGCCGCCCACGCCATCCACGCCCTCGAGAACGACGAACTGGGCATTGATGCCGGTATCCATCTTCGAGCGCGGGTTGACCCAGTTGACGCCAGCAGGCGAGAAGACCTCGCCGACCTTGACCGTGGCACCCGCTGCCAGACCCTTGATCAGGAAGGTCTGCTTGTAGTCGTTGGTGTTGATCGCGGTGTAAGCCACGTTCTGGTTCGCACCATTGACCTGCGACGTACCGGCGGCGACGCGCGTGCCGGTAACGAGGTTCACGACGTTCTGCGTCATGTACGGCTGCACGTTGCCGATGAGCGGGATACGTGCCCGCTCCAACGCGTCGGTCGCGATGTCGCGCTGAGCGTACAGGCCGGTGAACGCACCGGCGAGTGCCCAGTTATCGGCCGGGCTCAGGACACCGGCACGCGAAGTGCCGGGCACCGCCAGTTCGTCCAGCCGCTGGGGCATGGCGAAGAAGTCGGTCGCGCTGTTGATCTTCTCGCCCGGCGTACCGACCCAAGAAGGGAACTCCAGCGTGCTGAGCATCAGCTCATAGTCGATGTTCTGCGCGATGGTCGCCGCGGACGACTTCATGATCTCGCTCTCGAGCAGATCATTGACCGTCAGCGTGTCTTCCAGCGAGGTGAACTCGATGTCGACGCCGCGCTGCTTGTCCATGGTGACGTCGATCTCGCCTTCGGTCACGCCCTGGACCTGTGCGACAGCGCCGTCACGAATCAAGAACTCGGGCGGGCGCTTGACCTTGATGGTCTGCCCGACCTTCTTGAATTCGTTCTTGAACTTGGTCGTGACGAGCTTGCCCATGACGAGCTCGTTGACCAGCAACGCCAACATCGTGTTGGCGTAGACTTTGGGGGTAAGAAGAGTATTGGCCATAATTCAACGGTTCCTTAATCGCGGCTGCCCTTGTGGACACCCTTGTTCATGATCGGCGCTGCCATCTTCTTGAATGCACTGAAGTCGTCCGTGTCTGCGTCAACGGCGAACTTCCCGCCTGCGCCGCGCGTGCGGTTAGCGGGCGGCTCTGGTGCAGCAGAAGGCTTCGGCACCGGCTTTGCTTCGGTCTTGGCAAGCTCCGCGTCACGCATGAAGCGTCCCTCGAGCATACCAAAGTGCCGCGCCTGTTCGATCCCGTTCATCTGAGCGATGCGGCGGGACTCCTCCGGGTTGGAGGCGAGATGGTAGGCAACATCAGGACCCACGGCGGAATCCTTGATGCCAAGAGCGATCAGTGGGGGACATGCCCACGCTGCCGTTTCTGCGCCCTTGGTCACCTTCTCATCGAAGTCAGGATACTTCTCCTTCAGCTCCGGGGCGGCGATACCGGCCTCCCACTTGCTGTCGAGCGAAGCCAGATCACCCTTCAGGCGCGACTGGCGCTCCTGAAACTGGAATTCCTGACGAGCGGCGTGCGTGGCGAGGTCGCGGGTGTACTGCGGGTCGGCCTCACCGAATTCGTAGTCCAACGGATCAGGCTCCGCGTTGGGGTCTACGTTGCCCTCTTCTTCACCCTTCTTGGGTGCGAGAGCTTCTGCCTTTTCCCTCCATTCCTTGGCTTCGCGAGTCGCTTCCGCAGCGCGTCGCTCAGCCTCACGGGCGGTGGCAGTTACTTCACCTATTCTCTCCTCGACCGATTTGCCTTTCTTGGCAGGGTCCGCGCCTTCGGAACCGTCATCTTCTGGCGCTTTACCTTCCTCGCCGGTCTTCTCTGGAGTTGCGGGCTCGGCTTGGCCCGAACTGTCTTCGACTTCATTGGGATCGAAGAACCCCGCGCCCGCTTCGGGCGCATCGTTGCCGCCGCCTTCGCCGCCCTCGGCTGCCGGGGCAGGGGCGGGCGTCGGTGACGGGGCTGGGCTCGGCGCTGGCGTACCGCCATCATGCCCGTCGGGCGCGCGCATGTAGCGACCCTTGGACAATTCGGCAGCGGTCATCGCAACGCCTGCGAGCAGCATGTGCTTGGACTTGATCATGTTACTTCTTTCCTTTTTCATGCGTGGCGGGCTTGCCACGGTCGCCTGCGGGGCGAGGACCGGCGCTGGCAGTTTTCCGGCGATGCTCGGCATCACCTTCCTTCACCAAGGCAGCGCGCTCGGCGTGAAGGATCTCTTGGGCGTGCTTGGCGGGCAGATGCCGCGCCTCAGCTTCCGCCTTATCGGCAAGGGCTTGTGCTTCGCGCGCTTTGGCGTGCGATACGGGCACGTGAGCTTGAGCGGCAGCCGCTTCGGCCTCCGCCTTGACAATCTCGGCCATCTTGTTCTGAATTTCCAGCTTGCGAATGCCTTCGGCGTGCTGGAACTCGGCCGCAAGCTGAGTCAGCTCGAGCTGTTGCTTCTGCAGACCCATCTGCTGCTCTTGCGCCGCGCCCTGCATCGCTTGCTGCTGAGCGGCAGCCTGCTGAGCCTGCGGCGAATTCGGGTCGTTTGCAGCTTGCTTGTCGGGATCGTCGTCGGACAGTAGCTGGGGCGGGATGGTTTTCTTGAGCCGCTCGCTGATTTCCTGCGCGCCGGGCCAATCCTGCGCCTTGACAATGAGGTCCCCAGCGACCTGCATCAACTGCGGGGCGACCTGGATGGCCTGCATCATCGCATCGGCCGATTCCTGACGCTGGGTCGTGTAGCTCGGGCCGGTTTCGATCGACACGCCATACTTGCCGTAGGTCAAATTCGGCGAATCAACGTCGTTGGGGTCGTTGATGGTGACCAGCGTCCGCTTGTCGTCGACCCCGGTGACCTCGATAATCCGCATAGAGTCGTAGGCAACCGGGATAAGCTCGTTAACGACCGTGCCGCACTCTTCGATCGACGAATTCATGTTATCATGGAAGATAACGGTCGAAACGTCGCCCTCGCGCTGGCGGGCTTGGATGGCGCGCCCCGAAATCTCGTTGCTGCGGACGCCAAGGCTCGCATCCTGGAGGCCGGTGGTGTCCTTGATGTTCTGCTGGTTCTGTTGCGAGAGCATCGCCCAGCCTTGGGGCCACGACGGCGGGTCGATACGGGTCGGCGGGGCGCTGGCGTTCTTGTTGAAGATCAGCAACGGGTCGCCGTCGCGGTGGGCGTTGCGCCACGCTTCCTCGCGGCCCTCGACGGCGTCTGCCGGGGCTGCCCACTGAGCCTTCGGTGCCAGCGCGAGGGTTTCGGCGGTCACACTGTCGGCGTAGTTCTTGAGGCGCTGCGGATCCTTCGCCGAACGGATAAGGCTAAACCGCACGCGGTCGTCGCCGACGTGAACGATCGGCCCGGACACCTTGATGATGGGCAGGCGCGACAGGCGAAGCTCGTACGGACCTTCCAGGATCGCGAACGACGTGACAAGGTGCATCTGCGCGTAAGTCACGATCGCTTTGCGGATGCGCGGCTTGCCCGACGTGGGATCGCGGAAAAGCTGCTCGCTGTACTGCTCTTCCGGCAGGTCCGTGATGTCCTTCACGTCGCCGTCCTGCATCAGGGCCAGCGTGCGCTCGCGCTCCAGCATACGCCAATGCTCGGTGAGCTTGACCACGTCCTTGTCGAACCAGCCTGTTTGGACCTGCGTTGTCGACAGGCTGTCGCCAATCTCGCCGGGGCAGGGGTGGTCCGGCCACGCCTTCTCATAGAGCTTGCGAGGCATCGTGTCTTGCACGAAACAGTGATTGGCGTCGCGCCCGGTGATGTCCACCGACATCATGTCCCATACCACGGCCAGCGGGTTGGGGATCGAGCGAATGAAGATGTCCTGGTCGAACACGTCGTTTTCGGCGTAGTCGAGGTCGACGCGGAAATTGCCGATGCCGCACATCACCTGATTCTCACAGGCGAGGTCGTACACGCGCTCGGCCTTGCTGGCGTCCTCGATCGACTTGATTAGGCCGCTACGGGTCTCCGCCGCCTTGACATCGCCGTCCTTCTTCGGCCGCACCTTGATCGACGTGCTGTTGATGCGGCGGTCGCCGACGACCTGCGCGATAAAGGAACGCAGCACGTTGACGGTGAGGCACGGCCGACCCTGCTCGAGCCGCGAAGCCTTGACCAATGGGTCCCACTGGTCGCCAGCGGCGAACTTCAGGTCGTCCAGCGCCGCTTCACGGTTGGCGCGGTCGTACGCCGCGTCGCCGTTGAAGGTTTTCACGACATCTTCGAGGTACTCTTGCTGATCCTCGTAACCTTCGGGGACGTACTTCGCCTTCTTGTCGGCATCGTCCTCATGCTCATCGGCAGCCGTATCGTGCATCATGAGCGCGTTCGGGTTGGTCGACGCTAGAAGCGCCGCCTTGCCGCCCGTTTGTGAACTGAAGCTACTCGCCATCTTCGGTAATCCCCATCTTCTCGGTCAACTGGGCCAGCTCCGCCCGAATCGACGCGACATTCTGCTTGTAGCCGGGCAGCGGCTCACCTTCGTGGTTCGTGCGGGCGCGCAGGCGGCGCGTCAACAGGTCGATGCGGTTCTTAAGGCTCATGCTGCCATCCATCCCGTAGCTGCGCGCCGCGCCTGTGAAGACGTGCCGCTTGGTTTCTTCGGTTCCTCTTTGCGGTAGACGGGTTCAGCGAACGTCAGGGCCACCGCGTCCCACACGTCCGGCGAGCGCACGCCGCGCTTGCGCATTGATTCCTTGCTTTCCAGCAGGATTCGCTGATTGGTGTCGTACCGATACGACGGCCCCACGGCATCCGTCTGGAAGACGGGCTCGTCGGGGATGTCCACGCCACCCGGCGTCTCCAGCCACTCCCGCGAACGATACCACATCTCCGCACGGCGGTTTTTCGGGCCGGGCTTCTTGCCACCGCCGTCCAGAATGACCTCGGGCTCCTGCGCCGGGTCGCCGAAGTTCACGCCCGTCACACACTTATCGTACTTCTCGCCGTAGCTTACGAGCAGATCGTACACGCCCGCGCCCATGTTGCCCATATCGATGAACATGCGGGCCGGGTCGTCGTCATCGATGATCTTCTTGAGCAGGTTGGCTGCCTCGACGGTACCAATCTTTTCAATGGTTTTCTTCTTGAGGATTTTCCGCCCGCGCCGCCACACGATGGCGAACAGGTCGTCACCAAAGCGGCTGGGATCGACGCCGATGATGAGCTCGCCCAGCGCCTCTTCGATGCGGTGCTTCATGGCCTTCAGCACGAGCGAGCCCTTGATGAAGCTGTCATGGCCGGTCGTCTGGAACGCCTCGTCCGCCGTGGTGGGGTACTCTTGCTTGAAGAGCTCCTCGCTCAGCTCTTCGATCTTCGCCCTGCGCCAGACCATGTGGCGCATCGTCATGCCAGAAGTCTTCCAGAGCTCGTAGTAATCCCACTCGCTTAGGTCGGACTCCTCGCTTTTCGCCGTGCTAAGGGCGAACCCCTCGGGCACGTCCCGGCTGTAGCCCTCTTCCCAGAACCACGGCACGAAGATGGCGATATAGTCGCCGATACCGGCCTCGGCCTTCTGCCAGCGCTCATGAAACTCCCCGCCGACCCCGTTGGCCGTAGACTCAAGGATGATCTCCGTGCCGGGCAGATCAGGGATGGTCTGCACCGACGAGGCGAAGTGGTCCTTGGCGTTGGGCCAGAACGCGACCTCCGACCCGTGGAATAGTTGAGCGGTCTTCGACCGGCCTGCCGCCTTCTGGCCTGCCGTAGCGACAGAGTAACCAGAGTCGAGCTTGTTGAACAACAGCTCTTTCGCGTTGGCAGCGCCGGTCGAAGGCTTGAGCGGCGTGTGATCGTGGTAGCGCACGACCATGCCGAAGAGGTTGTCGGTCGCTGCCTGCTCATGGGTGAGGATGAACACGCTAACGCCTGAGCGCAGCGACGACTTATGATAGAATCGCCCGCCGATGTAGGTCGACGCGCCTTGCTGCCGCCCCTTCAGCACGAGCGCGCGCACCATACCGATCTCGGCCTTCTGGGCTTCGAGGCGCGAGTGGATATAGAGCTGGGCCTTGTTGAACACGAATGGCACGATCGTCCCGGCCTTCGTCTTGATCTTCAGGCACTTCGGCGCGTACAAGGACAGATCGCCTTGTAGCGCCGCGAGCGCGTTCAACTGGCGGTCCAGGTCGCTCACTGCACGGTTTCCCCGGCCCGGAACGCTGCGACGGCGTCCTCAACGGAAACCTCATCCCGCGCGGCTGCCAAGGCCTCCGCCCCGATCTCCCGAGCGGCCTGATCGATAGGCTGCTCCGACCGCTCCGCCAGCTTGGCGAGCAAGGTCTCCAGCGGCATCTTGCCCGAATCCGGCTCAGGGGCGTCCTTAGGCAGCAGTCGTGCCCAAATTCGGTAGAACTCGGTGGGATTCTTGCGGCCCCACTTCACAAGCTCGGGCACGCCGCCCATGAGCTCGAAGGCCTCAAGTAGCTGCGCCCGCGTGGTGGCCACGGCTTTCGGAGCGGCGGAGGCCGCGATGCTCTGTTGCTTGCGACCGAGAACTCGTTGATCGACTTCACCGTCTTCTCCGTCTGAGGCGGCGTCGATATGATCTACCTCTGCCTGCGTCTCCCGCTCGTTCTGACGCCGGAGGGCGCGACGTGCGCGCCGGTTCTCCAGCTTTAGGCGGTGCGCTTTCTCGGCGGCAGTCTCACGCGGCACTGAACTTCTCCCTTACCCATGATTCTCCGCTTGCTCCGGGCGTGTAGACAATGAGAAGCTGTGAGTATCGATCGGCGCTGTCGCGTGGTACCTCGTCTAAGGCGTAACCGCGCGCCACCGCAACCGCCCTCCCCAGCCCCCCGGAGGCCCTCCCCGATGACTTGAGTCTGGTCGGCCGGAGCCCCCGAGGGGCGTGGCCACTGAGTTCAGCCAGCGACTCTGCGCCTATGCCTACGCAATGAACCAAGACTCTCCGATACCCCGCTACCATACGACTACGATCTCCGCTTGCTGCGTGCCCTAGAGTCTTAGCCGCTAAGAGTCCACGATGAATGGGCGCTTCGTTGCTTAGGGTCTCTAGCGGCGGGTTTTACGCGCGTATGGGGCTGCTGACCAACGGTTTGTTTCGCAGAACCGGAGCCGCCCGGTAAACCCGAGGAAACGGAGGATATTTACGCAATGGCGTCCTGATATGAGCCGAGTGTATAACTCTGTTAAAGCCAAATATGCGGAGCATTTCAGGCACTTAGACACCATGATGTTACACGTTACACTACTTTTACTACTATAAGGGGAAAGGAAGTTGTTAAGAAGTAGCTATAGGTTTAAGTTAACAATAGCGCTGGGGTGCGGTTGGCAACCGCTGTAACAGTGTAAATCAGTAACGGAGGATTCCCGACGATGTCAATAGTTACACAAGCCGCGCCGCCCGTGGGCAGGCCGACGGATGCCGAGTTAGTGACAGCCTTGGGGCTGGCGGCGCTGGGCAAGCTGACACCCGAGGCCGCGACGGCGTTGATGGAGCGGCTAGGCAGCGCGAGTGCCAGTCGGGCAGCCCATGCGCGCGCCGCTGGCCAGCTTGGCGGTCGGCCGAAAGGCGCGTCCGCGTGGTATAAAGTGGTGGACTCAGAGGCCGACGACGCCTGGACGCGGGACCTCGCCCCCGTGGGCGCGTGGCTGGGGCTGACAAAAGGCTCGCTCCAGACATACCTGAACCGTGGGCAGGGCGCGTATCACACGATGGTGCAGCGAGACGGGCGCGACATTATGGTTTCCATCAAGTATGCCAGCGCCACGGAGAAAGCCCGGTTGGACGATGCGCCGCCCGCAACGATACCGATGTGGTCGCCGCCCGTGCCGCCGAAGAAGCGGAAGGGCTCACTCACCTAAGCAAGCATCGTGCCAAGTCATTCGCTGGATGCCGAAATCCGGAAAACTTTCTTTAAGGACCCGTCATATCGGCGGCGCGACAGACGACTGTAGCCCGACCCTAGAGTCGTTTAGTCGTGGAGTGAGTTTGGCACGATGCTTGCATTCACGCGGGCGTGTTTCTGGCTATATAGTTGAAGCGACAAAATCGGCAGGGGGCTACAAGGGCACCGAGTTAGCTCTTGTATTACTCGCCAGTCAGGCGTAGATCAATCAGGTGGCCCGTGGTGGGTCCCAACTACAGGAGCTTAAGTCATGGCACGTACCGCAACCAAAACCGCCCCGATCTCCCTCCCCAAGCGCGCGAACCAGTCGGTCGGCGGCGTCGATGGCGCTACCGCACCCGTCAAGGTCAGCCGCGTCCGCACCGACAACAGCGAGAAAACCCGCAAGGCCGAGATGGAGAAGGACCTCCGCAAGATCAGCCGCGAAACGGGTGCCAAGCGCATCAGCACCATCGAGCAAGAGCGCCGCGACGCCGAGAAGGCCAAGGCACCGAAGCCCGTCGGGCATCTGGCAGCCGGGCTAGACGGCCGGAACTCGCCGCATAGCGCCAAGGCGGTTCAGGACAACCGCGCCGCCGCCAAGAAGGGTGCGCCCGCTGCCGCGCCGAAGCCTGCCGACAAGAAGGCGGCTCGCGTTGCTGCCAAGGCTGCGACCGCCGCCCCCAAGGCCGACGACAAGCGGGCTATCACCATCGTCAAGAAGGACTTCGCCTTCGGTCGTGAGGGCACCGCGCGCCGCCAGTCGTGGGATGTCTGCCTGAAGGCCAAGACCGCCGCCGCCTACATCGCAGCGGGCGGCGCTGCCAAGTATCTGCCGCGCTGGGTCTCGGCTGGCGCTATCAAGCTGGGCTGACCAGTTATCTTCGGGGCGCAGGCGTGCTATACTGCGCCCCACTGATAACCGGCCAGCTACAGGAGGCTCACTTGCTCTACCTCTTACCGACCCGCGCCGATCGGCGCTACACGGGCAAGCACCCGAACCGCATTCACAGCATCAGCATGTCGGGCACCGACGCCGACGGCAACCGCGCCGCCCACTGGGAGACCAACGCGGGCGAGCGCTACACTTGCTCGTACGACCGGCTGGAGATGGAGCGCATGAACCGCACCCGGACGTTCGTGGGCACCGCGTTCACCGAGTTCGTACGCAACGGCACGGTCGTGACGCCTATGTCGCAGGACACCTACGATCATTGGCTGGCCATTGTGCGCCGCCAGCGCCAAGACCGCGAGGCCATCCGCGCGCAGCGCCGCACCGTCAGCACGAACTGGCTCAAGTGATGGCCATCCCGTTCAATACCATGCCGCTTCGCGGGTTGCGCCGCCAGTATCCGCTAACGCTTGCCGAAGAGTGGACGATACGCGAGTCGCTACGTCGGGGATCGGCGATGCCGGACTGGGTCACCGATGACGAGGAGGACTTGCTCGTGCCAGAGAACTACTGGGACGCCATGCTGGGGGGTACGTTGACATGATCCTGCTGTACATCATCGGGGTGCCGCTGGCGCTGGTCGTGGTGGCGTGGCTGCTGACCGTGCTATGCCAGCCGGAGGACCGGGGCTACTGAGCCTCTTCAAGTGTAGCTCATTAGGAGTTTGGTTATGGACCCCGAGAAGGAAGCCCTCAACCGCCGTCGCTTGCGCCGGGCAGCCGCCAAGGCGCGCAACATCTCTGACCCGGAGATTCGGGCAATCGCGCAGCGGAAGGTCCGCCGCTTCGCCGAGGAACTGCTGGACCGTACAGGAGGCAAACGATGACACCGCGTGAACCGAACCGCATTCAGCCCATGGACCAGCCGGTCAAGGGCATCGGCTGTTTCAGCCTGCCCGTGCTGTACATCGTGGGGGCGCAAGCCGTCCTGATCGTCGGCGGGCTCTATCTGCTGGGGTATCTGTGATGGAGGACTACATCGCCAAGCGGGCGCTGACGCCCGAGCAGGCAGCCGTTCGGCTGGACGACGTGGCCGTCGGGCCAGAGTTCAGCGTCCGTATCATCGGGGTGGCCAGCCGCCAAGGCGTTCACACGATGGGCGAGCTCAAGGCGGCGCTGGACAGCGGCGTCATGGAGCGCCACTGGAAGGGCATCGGCCGCAAGAGCATCAACGAAATCAAGGACTACATCGCGCACCTGACGCGCCCGATGGGCGATCTGTTTGCCGACCCGGACTACGTGCGCTATCAGCTAGAGGACAAGCTGGGCAGCGCCACGAGCATCATGAACGACGTACAGCGCACCATCCTCGGCATTGCCCTACGCGGGCGGGCTACCGACGAGCAGAGGCGTCACATGGCGTTCAAGCTACGGGACGCGGCCGACCGCCTGCTAACGCTGCCAGCGCGGGAAGACTGATGCTTTGGTTCTGGCTTACTGAAGCTCTGCCGGTAGGCATCGCGTCGACGTTGTTCGCGCGGTGTCTATTCTGGCACGTACCGAAGCTGGCCCTCATGATACGGCGCGGTTGGATCGACGCCCATAGGGCCGAGCGTGACGCCAACCCCGAGGAGCCGGTTCAAGTGGCGGCACCTATCGACATGGACCTATGGGAGGCGAAGCTCTTCATAGACAACACGACTGCGTTCTGGCTGGAGCCCTCCCGGTGGGACCGGCCGACGTGGCCAGCCACGCCAGTCATAAGCGATCTGCGCCGTGACGGTAGCGTCAACGACAAGATACTAGCATTCGCGATGTTGACCGGGCCGGAGCGGCTTAGCCTAGCAGAGCAACGCGACCTGACTGGCCTATGGCAGCCGGGCACGCCGAGCATTTCATCCAAGCGTAACTTCGACAGGAGATATTGATGCGCTACGCCCCTGATGCTAAAGAGTTCTGCTCCGAATGCGGCGAACGCCTCGTTTGGTTCGCCGCCCATAACGCGGCGCGCTGCCCGAACGTTCGGTGCAAGACCAACACCGTGGACTGGAGCAAAGGAGTAACTGAGCCCGGCCCCGTGCGCGCGCCCACGTACGAAGAAGCAATGGCAGACAGCCGCAAGCTCTTGTGGCACCCGATTGGCACCCTGCCCGAGGACCGCATCGTTATCGTAGCGCGCCAGCTACGCAACAATGACCGCTGGACCATCGATCGTTTCCATCCGGGTGACCCGCTGCCGCCGCTGGTCGGCGCGGTGGAGCGCGCAACCCATTGGGCTGAGGACAGTCTCGGGACACCATAGCTTGTGTCTGGGCCTCCGCAGGCAGTGACAGCTTGCTCGGCCCTTGGCTTGGCGCTATGCTGGGCCTTCCGCCACCCCTTGAGCCTAGCAAGCTCATAGGGTGGCGGTTTGTTTTCGGGTGGGTGATTGTATGGCACGAAAAGGTTCATGGACGGTACTAGGGCAGGAGAAGCTGGAGAGCAGCGGCCTGAACGAGCAAGTGGCCGAGAAACTCGGCATGTACGAGGTCGTATCGGCCAAGCTCGTACACGATAGTTTCGACGCCCGCCCGGCTATCGTCATGCCTTATATGGGGTTCGACAAGAAGCCAATGTCAGCCCATCCGCGCTGGCCAAACTTCTACCGCGTGCGCTACCTGACCAAGGAGCAGCGGGCACCGGGCTTCGGTGACGTCACCGACAAAAAAGTCAAGGAAATCAGGTACGTGCAGCCGCCCGGCTCTGCCGTATGCGCCTACTTCCCGGCGACAATGGACTGGGCAGCCATCGCTGCCGACCCGGAATACGAAATCATCATTACCGAGGGTGAGCTAAAGGCAGCCGCCGCCTGCGAAATGGAGTTCCCCACCATCGGCCTCGGTGGCGTCTGGTCATTCCGTACGGTTAAGGACGGCGTGTTCTTCCTGCCTGAACTTGAGGCCTTCAAGTGGGTCCGCCGTACCGTCTATATCTGCTTCGACAGCGACTACGCTGAAAACCCCAACATCTGCCGGGCCATCATGGCACTGACCGACGAGCTAGGTGAGCGCGGCGCGCTGGTGAAGGTGCTGTTGCTGCCCGACGTGGTGGAAGAGGGCAAGACCGGCCTAGACGATTACTTCCTGGAGAACGGCCCGGAAGAATTCAAGGAGCTATTGGCAGCCGCCGACGGCATCGGCATCCACCGGGGCTTGTGGCGCATGAACAACGAGGTCGTGTACGTGGAGAACCCCGGCCTCATCGTTGTGGAGGAAACCGGCCAGAAAATCAGCGTGGATAACTTCAAGGGTCACAGCCGCTGGGCCACCGCCAGCACGGTGGAGACCAAGCTGGGCGCGAAGGGCGATCTGCTGTTTGAGAAGGTTAGCGCCGCGCCCGTGTGGATCAAGTGGCCCTTCCGGCGCAGCGTGTCGGCGCTAACCTATGCGCCCGGAGAAGCCAAGATCACAGAGGCTGGGGAGTACAATCAATGGACCGGCTGGGGCGTGGTGCCAAAGAAGGGCGACGTGACGCCGTGGCTTAAGCTCACCGAGTTTATTTTCGGCGACATGGAGAAGGGCATCCTCGACTATTTCTATGACTGGTGCGCCTACCCGGTGCAGAACCCCGGCGTCAAGATGTTCGTGGCCTGCGTCATACACGGCATCGTGCAGGGCACGGGCAAGACGCTTATCGGCTACACGCTGGGCGAGATGTACGGCGCTGATAACTGGAAGGAAATCACCGACGAGGACCTGGAGGAAACCTTCTGGGCGGAGAATAAGCAATTCATCCTAGGCGACGAGGTATCCGGCAAAGACAACCGCGCCTATGCGAATAAGCTGAAGCGGCTCATCACCGGCAGCCATGTCAACATAAATATCAAGTTCGTTCCGCAGTTCACCCTTCCCAACCGCATGAACTTCATCTTTACCTCCCAGCACGGCGACAGCTTCTTCCTGGAGGACCGGGACCGGCGCTACCTAGTGGTCGAGGTTACCGACGAGCCGCTGGACGACGAGTTCTACGCCGAGTACAAGCGATGGCTCTGGCAGGAGGGCGGCGCGGCGCATCTCATGTGGTGGCTGCAAGAGCGCAAGATGAGCAAGAAGTTCAACCCGTTTGCCCATGCGCCGAAGACCGCCGCTAAGGATCGCATGATCCAAGCCGTCAAGGGCGACGTGGCGACGTGGGTCCACACGCTGATGCAGTACCCCGACCAGACATTGCGTATCGGCCAGATGAAGCATAGCCGCGACCTGTTCACGAGCGCCGAGTTACTCGCGCTATACGCCAACGAATTCCCTAACCACAAGGTCAGCACGAACGGCATGGCCCGGAGCCTGTCCGCCAGCGGGGCGGTTCAGGTGGACGGCGGCGCGCCCCTGCGCGGAGCTGACGGCAAGATGGCCAGATATTTCGCGGTGCGCAACATTGCGCATTGGAAGAAAATGAAAGACAGAAAGCTCATGGAAAAGAACATCTCCATGCCGATGGTGAAGGCATGATTAACCGCTCGCGAGCCGAAGCGGCGCTGGTCGTGCTTTGCATCGCCCGCACGGCCGACACCGTACTGGAGCACGAGGTCTCTGGGGCGTTCAGGGCGATGGCACCGGGCGCGCACCCGGACCACGGCGGCACCCCGGAGGCGCTACATGCCCTGACGTCCGCCCGCGCCGACCTGCTGGAGTGGATCAAGCAACGGGGCGAAGCCGCCGTGCCCGGCGCATCAGCCAAGTGTGCCACCTGCGAGGGCAGCGGGAATATCAAGGTGCGCCGGGGCTTCTCTGCGCCCATGCGGCGGACCTGCCCTAGCTGCCGGGGCACCGGGGCGGCGGATTACGAACACGACCTTAACGCTGGGAGGACATGATGAAGCCACTACTCGCCGCAACCGTGGAGGACGAAGCCAAGCTATCGTTCCCGCTGATGGCCAGCCCCAAGCTGGACGGCATCCGCTGCCTGATCGTTGGCGGCAGGCCGATGTCGCGCAACATGAAGGATATCCAGAACAAGCATATCTGGCACGCGCTGTTCGACATGGGGCTGCCCGACCTGGACGGCGAGCTACTCGTTGGCGACCCCAAGGCGGCGGACGCCTTCAACCGCACGAGCAGCGGAGTTATGAGCCGTGACGGCAGCCCGAAGTTCGCGTATTACGTGTTCGACAGACACGACAAGCCCGCCGACAGCTTCCGCCAGCGCCTCACCGAGGTCAGCGGCATCGTTCGCGACAAGGGCGGCGTCCTGCGCATCGTACCGCACAAAGACATACGCAACGTGGAGGAGCTCGCCAAGTACGAGACGCAGATGCTGATCGCCGGGTACGAGGGTGTCATGCTGCGCGACCCACGGGGCGTCTACAAGTTCGGGCGGTCCACGCTGCGCGAGGGTATCCTCATGAAGCTGAAGCGGTTCCTGGATAGCGAAGCCAAGGTCATCGGCTTCGTCGAACGTATGCACAACACGAACGAGCAAACCAAGGACGAGCTCGGCCGGGCCAAGCGGTCATCGGCCAAGGCTGGCAAGGTGGCCACCGGCTCGCTAGGCGCGCTGAAGGTGCGGGACCTCAACACAAAGGTGGAGTTCGAGATCGGCACCGGCTTCGACGATGTTGACCGCGCGCACATCTGGAAAGAGCAGGCGTTGTTCATGGGTAAGGTCGTCAAGTACAAGTATCAACCCGTGGGCGTAAAGGACAAGCCGCGCTTCCCCGTTTGGCTGGGGTGGCGAGATGTTGCGGATCTGTAGGATTGGGCGTATAAGCGGCGCTTGGCATGGGGCGGCGCTGGTCGTTAATTGACGGGCTTCCAATTCCCGTTACCCCATGCCTTCACCTACCGGCGAGGTCCGCCACCCGGCAGGCACTTAGGAACGAGTTAACTGAGGAGCGAGTATAATGGCTAGAACACCTACGGCTGAAAAGCCGAAACTGAAGATGCCGAAGCTGCCCAAATCGCTGGGAGCCTGCGTCGACCTCTACAAGAAATATCAGCTCGAGCGTCTTGAAGCCAAGAAGGGCGTCGACGCGCTGGAGGAGATCGAAAAGGGTGTGAAAAACCACATCATCGACAACCTCACCAAGGACGACACCGGCGCGGTCGGCACGTCGTTCAAGGCCATCGCGTACAACGACACCCAGTACATCGTTGAAGACTGGGATGCTTTCTACGCGCATATCAAGAAGACCGGCGAGTTCGACCTGCTGAACCGCGCCATCAACCAAGCCGCCATCAAGGAACGGGTGTCGGTGCAGGAACCCCCGAAGACCGAGGCCGCTCGTAAGAAGTGGCGTCCCAAGCTGCCGCCCGGCATCGGGGCCATGAACGTCGTGAAGCTCAGCGTCACCAAGCGGTGAGCTGGCTATTCGACATTTGGACCGAGCGGCGGTGGGCCGGTCCAGACAACCAGTATCGCATTCGTGTGCGCTTGCTGGGCATCACCGTAACCGTTTGGTCGTGGTACGACTGACACAACAAGGAATTGAATATGGCACGGAAACCGACTGGCACCACCGCCGTCGCAAACTATGATGAAGAGCTCGCCAAGCTGGCGGGCGCAGCCACCGGGCTGACCGGCTCGGGAGGCGGCGGCAAGTTCTTCTCCACCCGCGCTGGCCAGCTTGCGTACGACGACGCGGCGCTGCCCGGCAATCAGATGTGCGCGATCATCATCGGGCATTGCCTGGAGAACGTCTTCTACACGGAGAAGTTCGACGCCGACAACCGCACGCCGCCCGCGTGCTTCGCGTTCTGCAAGGACGCCGACCTCAAGGACGAAATGGCACCCGTCCCGAAGGACCTTGCCGACCCCGTGTTCGACCAGCAGGCCGACTCGTGTGGCGAATGCCCGAACAACGAATGGGGCAGCGCCGAGAAGGGCCGGGGTAAGGCGTGCGGCAATCGCCGACGGCTGGCGCTCATCCCGGGTGGCAGCTACAAGCCGGTCGGCCGTGGCGGCGGCTACGAGCTCGAGGTCTTCGAGGACGTGGACCACTTCGCCAAGGCGGACGTCGCGTTCCTGAAGGTGCCGGTCACCAGCGGCAAGCTCTTCGACGGCTACCTGAAGCAAGTGGCCGACCAGCTTCGCAAGCCGCTGTTTGCGGTGCTGACGCGCATCTACCTCGAGCCGGACACGCACTCGCAGTTCAAGGTGCAGTTCGAACTCCTTGAGGAGTGCGACGTCAGCCTTATCCCCACCCTGCTCGCGCGGTACAAGAAGGTCATGGAAACCATCGACTTTCCGTACACCCCGTTCGAACAGGATGCGGAAGACAAGGGCGGCGGCACGAAACAGGCCGCGTCCAAGAAGCTCGCTGGCGGTGCGAAGAAGCCCGCCGCCCGCGCCAAGCGTTAACCCCGAGCCGAGGCTCACAATACGGAGACTACCATGAACTCTCGTAACCACATCCTCGCAGCCGTCGTGCTGTCGGCGCTGCACGACCTCGCCATGTCCGCCGTTATGGGCGGGGAGGGGCAGCCCGAACCGGGGCCGGAGCCCGACACCACCGATCGGCCGGAGCGGGCCTTTGCGCCGGGCAGCCGCGCCAGCGCGGATATGTCGGGCGAATACAGCAAGGGCGCGGCTGCGCTGCACCCGGACGCCGCTGTCAGCCAGGACTGGATCGACGGTGCCGAACACGCCCGCCGCCAGTTCGCTGGACACGAGGAAGCGCGTTTCGCCGAAGAGCGGCAGCGGGATCGTGATCGCATGGAGCTCGAGTTCCACGCGAACCTGCGTCACAATTCGGTTGTGCTGGCGTTCGCCAACGGGTTCCAGGGCACGAACACTTCCATCATCGAACGCGCTTCGGCCATCTACGACTTCATCTGCTTCGGCAAGGATGCGGCGCAGGCGGTCAACTGAACGTGGTGCCAGCCTGCCCTGACCCCTTGGGCGTTCGCTGGCACTAAGGCTCTTCACGTAAGCGACCTGTAGCGCGTTGTGGAGAGTGCGGGCGGGGGAACTAACCCATACTCGCGGCCCGCACCTTTATGGAGATTATATGAAGATTCCAGCCGTCCATGTAGTCGACTTTGAGACGCTGCCCATTAGCGGCTTTCGGCCTGAGTATCCGCCGAAGCCCGTGGGCGTGTCCATCCGCCTGCCCGGCGAGAAGAAGTCAACCTACTTTCGGTGGGGCCACCCCGACGGCAATAACTGCTCGCTCGCTGATGCGAAGCGCAGGCTCCAGGCCATCTGGAAGCCGACCAATCACATTCTCTGCCACAACGGCAAGTTCGACGTCGATGTCGCCGAGACTCACATGGGGTGCAAGCGCCTCCCGTCGCTGAACTACCACGACACGATGTTCTTGCTGTTCCTGGACGATCCCCATAGCATGTCGCTGGAACTGAAGCCCGCCGCCGAGCGCCTGCTAGGGCTGCCGCCGGAAGAGAAGGACGCCATCAGCGAATGGGCTAAGAAGAACAAGGAGTACTGTCTCAGCAAGTGGGACCCCGGCTTCCAGCCGAATGGGAAGCACTACCCCTTCAAGCCCGGTGCCTACATCGGCTACGCGCCGGGCGCGCTGGTGGACCCTTACGCGCGCGGCGACACGGACCGCACGCTGGGCATCTTCAAGCTGCTATGGAAGCGCATCTGGGACGCGGGCATGGGGCCAGCTTACCAGCGCGAGCAGAAGGTGATGACCATCTTCCTGGATAACGAGAAGATCGGTATCCGCGTGGACATGGAGGGGCTGCGCCGCGACATTCCTATATACGAGAAGGCGATGCAGGCCGCAGACGCGTGGCTACGCAAGCGCCTGAAAACGCCAAGCCTCAACATCGATAGCGACCGGGAGTTCGCCGAGGCGCTGGCGCAGAACAAGATTGTGCGGGACGAGGATTGGTCCTGGACCAAGGGCAGTAAGAATGTCGCGCCTCAGCGCAGCGTCAGCAAGGTCAACCTCACGCCCGCCATGTTCCAGGACCAGAAGGTGGCACAGGTCTTCGGCTACCGCAACCGGCTTCAGACCTGCCTCAATATGTTCATGCGCCCGTGGCTTGTGCAAGCCGAGGCCCGGAACGGCTGGGTCAGCACGAACTGGAACCAAGTGCGCGGCGCAGAGGGTGGCACCCGCACGGGCAGGCCGTCCACCCGAGACCCTAACTTCCTCAACCTGTCCAAGTCTTGGGGGCAGGACGACGGGTATATCCACCCGGCCTTTATGCGCGCCCTTGAGCTCCCGCTGGTCCGGCGCTATATGCTGGCCGACGAGCATGGCTTGTGGCTGCACCGCGACTACAATGGCCAAGAGCTACGCATCCTCGCCAACGTGGAGGAAGGGCCACTGATGGCCGCGTATATTGAGAACCCGTGGCTGGACGTCCATAGCTTCGTCGGCGACATGATTGCGGAAAAGACGGGCAAGCGGTTCGTGCGCAAAAACGTCAAGATCGCTAACTTCCGAATTATCTACGGCGGTGGTGACCAAGCTACCGCCACCGGCATCGGCTGCTCGCTCGAAGAAGCCAAGGAGTTGATGGACGCGCACAAGGCGGCGCTCCCAAGCATCAAGGGCAAGGGCGGCATCAACGATCAGTGCAAAGCCATCGGCAAGGCGGGCGGGGCCATCACCACGCTGGGCGGGCGGCTGTACTATGTTGAGCCGCCGTCCTTCAGCAAGAAGTACAATAGGCCGATGACCTATGAGTACAAGCTGCTGAACTATTATTGTCAGGGCGGGGCCGCAGACGCGACCAAGGAAGCCATGATCAACTACGACAGCCACCCCAAGCGCCGGGGCCGGTTCCTTGTCCAGGTGTACGACGAGCTCAACAGTTCCAGCCCGCAAGCCAAGGCGGAGAAAGCCCGGCTGGCGGCGGCGCGGGAGGAGATGGCTGTGCTGCGCGACAGCATGGAGTCTGTGACCCGCACATTCGAAATGGACGTGTCCTTGCTTAGCGAAGGCAAGTGGGGCACGTCCTGGGGTGACCAGAAGAAGTTTGAGGAAGGAAAGAGCAACTATGAATAACCCGAAAGTGATTGACGCTTTTCGCAACCTTGTGGCGGTCATCACTGCCACCGAAGGCCAGCAGATGAGCGTCATGGTCGTTGCCGTGCAAGCGGACGGCGGCTGCCCGCAAACGCTGAGCAACATGAACAAGGAGGAGCAAGACGGCCTGCTCCAGTTCATGGTCAAGAACATCTCCCGCGCCGAAGGCGGGCACGTGGAAGGAACAAGCCTACAATGAGCAACGGTGTCACCGCATGGAGCTACAGTCGCTACAACGACTATAGCCGCTGCCCGAAGTACTTCTTTGAGAAGCACATCGCCAAGAACCCGCGTACGAAGGAGTCCAGCCCGGCGATGCAGCGGGGCAGCGACATCCACAAGAAGGGCGAGGTCTATCTGCTGACGCCGAAGGCCAAGCTGCCGCCGGAGTACGTCAACTTCGCAACCGAGATGACGCAGCTTAAGACGCTGGACCCGCTCGTCGAGCAACAGTGGGGCTTCACGAAGCAATGGCAGCCCGCTACCGCCAGCCCGCGTGATCCCAACGCATGGTTCGCACCGGATACCTATCTGCGCATCGTTACCGACGTGTCGGTGATTTACGACGACAATACGGCCGACGTCATCGACTTCAAAACTGGCAAGATGTACGCCACGAACCAAGACCAGATGGACTTGTTCAGCACCGGGCCGTTCATGAAGTACCCTACGCTGGAGGGCGTCACGACGCGGCTTTGGTATCTCGACATCGCCGATCCGGCCGGGGTGGGGGCGAACACGGTCGTCCAGGAATTTGCGCGCAAGGATTTCGAGCGCATAAAGAAGGAGTGGGACAAGCGCACCGTCGCGATGTTCAACGACAAGAAGTTCCCGCCCAAGGCCAATGACAAATGCAAGTGGTGCCCCATTGGCAAGAGCAAGGGCGGGGACTGCAAGTTTGGCTGACGATGAGGACAACGTGGTAGAGCTTCGCAACATAACGAAGCTGGACCTACCCGCCGAGCGCATACTGCGACGGGCCATGGAAGCCGACCTGAAGCATGTAGTTATCATAGGCTACGACCAAGAAGGAGGAGAGTACTTCGCATCTACCTACGCCGACGGCGCGCAAGTGGTCTGGCACTGTGAGCGCGCTATCTTCAAGCTAATGGTCATCGCAGACGCGAGTGACCCGCAACACGGAGACAACAAATGACAACCGCACTATCCGTCGCCAGCCGCATGTCGCTGCCCGACTATGTCCACGACGCGCTGCGCTACGATCGCCATCCGCAGGCCCGCACGCTGGCGTTCCACCGCTTCTTCGGCGCGCCGATCCGCGGAGCCGACGACGGCGGGGCCACCCCGACGTTCGATTACATGGACGATCAGCGCGTCGCCTTCCGGGCAGGCTTCATCCTGTCGGAAGCCATCGAGCTCCTGGAGAAGGGGCTGGGGCTGACCGTCACGCTACAGGTGGCCGGGCACAAGGACGCGCCCGCCTACCATGCCAACGGCAGCGACAATGGCGAGCTCACCAGCGCCATCGAAGCTGCTATGGGCGACGCCGGGCCATGCCGGGACCTGGAACAGGTCGTAGACGCGTTGGGAGACCTCAACGTGGTCGTTAACGGCTTCGCCATCGAGCTCGGCGTTAACATGCAGGTCGTGGACGCGGAGATACTCGCCAGCAACATGACCAAGGCCGACAACGGGCGTCCCATCATAAGCGACGGCAACGACGGCCACCCGGCAGGCAAAATTCTCAAGGGGCCGCAGTTCATGGAGCCTCAGCTTATGCTGGCGCTCGGCCTGCTGGAGGTTTGACATGGCAGCGCCCGAACACAGCCCGGCGTTCGATACGCCTGAACAGCGCGCCGAGCGGTTCACCACGGACTTCCGCAACCTCTGCGGGCATGTTCGTGAGTTTGCCGCCAAGCACGATATGATGGACGCCATGCCGACGCTCGTGTTCGGGCCGCAATGGGTTCGCCCGTTCCGCCTTAACCTTCGCCGAACTGAGGGCATCGATCATCGGTTCGGCAACGGCGCGTCCTATATGGGCGTGACTATCCGCTTCGGCGGTTTTCGTAATGGCCAAGTGGCCTTTGAGGAGTGTAACTGATGCCGAAGTTCGTTATGGTCGATCTGGAAACGCTGGGCACGGTGCCCGGCTGCTCCATCCTGTCAATCGGTGCCGTGGAGGTTGACCTCGCTAGGCTGCGCCTTGGCGCGGAGTTCTACGGCGTGGTGGGGCGGCAGTCCTGCGCCGACGCCTTCCTGCGCGAAGAGCCGGGCACCCTCAAGTGGTGGGAAGACAAGAGCCCCGAAGCCCGCGTCGTGCTGGATCACGCCAGCGACGTGGACATGCACAAGCCGCTGAAGGAAGCGTTGCTGAATTTCAACAGCTATCTACTCAGCGTCACCAACCTTCGCGACATGCGGCTGCTCGGCAATGGGGCGGACTTCGACAACCCGATCCTGCGCGTCGCGTACGACGCCGCCGGTGTCGAGTTCATGAACGCCAAGCCCGGCGCGGGCTTTTTCGGGGGCCGGTGCTACCGGACGCTCAAGGGGCTGGACGAAATATTCGGCCCGCGCTTCGCCGCCCCCAAGCTAGCCCGGCAGGGCGCGCATCACCACGCGCTCGACGATGCCAAGTCGCAGGCCGAGCATTTGCTGGCCATCGTACGCCAGATCCGTGGCGCGTAAGGAGAAGAAGTTTGAGCGGAGCGCCAGTGACAAGGCGCTCCGTCTCTACGGCGTCCCGAACGTCAAGATAACCCCGTGGGGCGGGGAGAACGGGTGGCCCGACAGGCACTATTTCGTTCCCGGCGGAAAAGGGCTATTAATCGAGTACAAGTGGCCCGGAGAGGAACCCGAGCCGCGTCAGGAATACATCCACGAGATGTTGAGAGGTCTGGGTTATGACGTTATCTGGTGCGACAACGAAGCCGACGCGCTCGCGGCCATTAAGGATCGTTGCGAAGCCGCAATTCGCGAAGGTCGCGCACGGCTACCAGCGGCGGGCCATCAAGTTCCTGCTGATGCACGGGGCGGCGGCGCTGCTGCTGGACCCCGGTATGGGGAAGACGGCCGTCGTCTTAAAGGCGTTCGACGCCCTCGTCAAAGCTAAGACCGCCAAGCGCGCCCTCGTCATTGCGCCGCTCCGCGTCTGCCAGCTTGTCTGGCCCCAAGAGCCCGGAGAATGGGAGGACCTCAAGCATCTGCGCGTCGGCGTGCTTCACGGCAAGCATAAGGAAGAGGTCTTAGCGAACGCCGACCAGTACGACCTCCTAGTCATAAACCCGGAAGGGCTGGAATGGCTGATCAACGGCGGCAAGGGCAAGAGCTTCAACCGCAAGCGGTGGATGTCCTTTGGCTTTGACACCCTAGTTATCGATGAGCTCACGAAATTCAAGAAGACCAGCGGCGTGCGCTTTAAGGCGCTGAAGCAAGTGCTGGAGACCTTCAGCCGCCGCTGGGGCCTCACGGGCACCCCGGCTCCTAACGGGCTGCTGGACCTGTTCGGCCAGATGTACGTTCTGGACTTGGGCAACGCGCTCGGACGGTTTATCACGCACTACCGCATGAGCTACTTCCGGGCCGTCGATCCGCAGGGCTGGAAGTGGGTCCTGCAGAAGGGTGCCGAGGAGAAGATTTACGAGCGCATCAAGCCGCTGGCCATGCGCGCGGACGGCGAGGCGCTGCTGGAGCTACCGGAGATCGTGCCGCTCAAGGTTATGGTGGAGCTACCGCCCGCCGCTCGCAAGCTGTACGATACCCTGGAGGACGATCTGCTGGCCAAGCTGGACGATCGCATCGTTACCGCCGCCAATGCCGCCGCCATGTCGACCAAGTGCCGCCAGATCGCCAACGGGGCGCTCTACGTGGATGATGACGTGGCGTCCCTAGTGGCGGGCAAGCGCCGCACGGTGATGGAGGTCCACGAGGCCAAGCTGGACGCCGTGGCCGAACTGCACGAAAGCCTGAACGGAGCGCCGCTGTTGCTCGGCTACGAGTTTAACCACGATCTGGACCGCTTGCTCAAGCGTTTCCCGAAGACACCGTACATCGGCGCGGGCATAGGCGAGAAGGAGGCCAAGCGCGTCGAGGCTGCGTGGAACGCTGGCGATTTGGACCTGCTGTTCGGCCACCCGGCCAGCATGGGGCACGGGTTGAATATGCAGAAGTCCAACGCGCAGCACGTCGGCTTGTTCAGCTCGATGTGGGACCTTGAGCTTTACCTCCAGTTTATTCGCCGGGTGCGCCGCCAAGGCAACAAAGCGAAAAGGTGTTTCGTTCACCACTTTCTTGCTATAGACACTATCGACGTCGTGGCGTACAACGTGCAACGCGGCAAGGACAAACGTCAGAACGCGCTATTGTCGGCGCTACAGGAACGGAGACGCTAGGATGGCCCGCAAGAAACCCGCTATGGCCGAGACGCCGGTGCCCGTCGTGCTGGTGAAGCGCGATATGGTCAACATCTACTACATTGTGGTGGAGGAGTCGTTTAACGCCGTGCGGGCGCTCTACATGCCCCTGATCGTGCCCGGCGTGACCTACGGTGTGTACGATTGCACCATCCTTAACGACTACCTACCGGACGGGCGCGCTCCGCGCTACGCTCTTGCGGAACGTCCTTTACAATCAGTGCTGGTCGATTTAAGAGCAGCATTGCTGGCGCACGGCGGCACCCCGGAGGCCGTGCGTATCATGATATCTCTGGGGCAACTCAACGAGGAAGACATCGACATGGCAAAGGCAAAGCTCGCAACGAAGGGTGCCGCTCCTGCGGCCGAAAAGGCTCCTGCCGCGAAGGGCAAGGGCAACACCGCCGCGCTGGAGAAGGCGCGCGCCGCACGGGCCGAGGCCGGTCCCGACGTGCGCAAGATCACCATCCTCAACAAGGAAAACCCGTACCGCGCCGATTCCGGCCGCGCGGCTTCCTTCGACGCGCTGAAGGGCGCGAAGACCGTCGAGGATTACAAGACGGCGGGCGGCAAGGTCAAGTACCTCAGCCGCTGGGAAGGCGAAGCCCGCATCAAGCTGGGCTAACGCACCGACGGCTTCGGCCGCACCGAAACTCTGTGGCGGGGCCTCCGGGCTCCGCCACAGACGTCTGGAGATACTTCATGTTCACAGTAATAAAGCTGGGCGGCTGCAATGGCAGCGGGAAGACCAGCGTGGCCCGCGCGCTCATAGACATGAGCCGGGCCACTATGCGCGTTCAGGCCAAGAACGGCGCATATTATCAGGGCGAAATAAACGGCATCAAGGTCATCGTGCTGGGCAGCTACGAAAAGGTCTGCGGCGGCATGGACACCATCAGCGATAAGGAGGACCGGCTGGCGCTGCTGAAGAAGCATTGCCGGGGCGATGCCATCGTGTTCTACGAAGGGCTGATCACTGGCAAGACCTACGGCGCGATGGGGGCCATGAGCGAGGAGCATGTCAAGAAGGGAAAGGGCCGGTGGCTGTACGCCTTCATGGACACCCCGTTCGAGGTCTGCGTGGCGCGCACGGAACAGCGCCGGGCAGCGGCGGCAGCCGCCAAGGGCACGACGCCGTCAGTGCTGGACCCCGAGCGCACGCTGCGCCCGACATTCCAGTCATGTCAGCATCTTGCCGAAAAGCTCCGGGGCACCCGCGCCGCCAAGGTCGGCCCTCAGCCGTATCCGCATCCGGTCCTGATGCTCAACCATAAGCACAAGCCCGCCAAGCTGGCAGAGGCGTTGTTCGCAGCGGCGGAGAAGCTCCATGCGCAGTAAGGACCTCGCCCTGTTCATTCAGGGCCGCGAGCGCTATCGCAAAGCGAAGGAAGGCGGCTACACCGTGAAGCCGCGATACCACGATGCGATCATTTCGCATTATCGCTTCTGCAACGTCGTACGCGCCGATGACCGCACCACGCGGGATATCTTCGACTGGGCGCAGCAATGGGCCGGGCACGAAGACCTCTGGTTTGCGTTCGTGGTGGCGCGGCTGTTCAACAATCGGCCAACGCTGGACGTCATCTCCAAGTACGTCCTGCCGTTCAAGCCCGCCGCTATGGGCGCGGCGCTGGCTAAGCGCAAGGCAGCGGGGGAGAAGCTGTTCAATGCCGCCTACATCGTTTCCACGAACGGGCGCGCGATGGACAAGGTTGAGTACGTGATTATCCACGTTCTTCAGCCTCTCTGGGCGGCGCGGAAGGCCATGCGGCCCCGGCTTATGACGTCGGGCAACATCGCCGCCAAGGACAAGGCCATGCGGTACGAAACGCTGGACTCGTTCCACGCCAAGCTCCAGACGGCGCAAGGGCTGGGCAGCTTCATGGCGGCGCAGGTGATAGCCGATCTGAAATACTTCGCGCCGTATTGGTCAGCCGAGTACGGCATCCCGACCTCCGCCGCCTCGGACTGGTGGACCTTTGCCGCCAGCGGGCCGGGCAGCCGTAGGGGCCTCAATAGGGTGATGGGGCAGCCGGTGGATGCGCCGTGGCGGGAAGCCAAGTGGCGGGAGACCCTGAGCCTTCTACATCAATCGCTGCTTCCGCTGCTACCGCCCGACGTGGGCACCCGGCTATCGGCGCAGGACGTGCAGAACTGCCTGTGCGAGTTCGACAAGTATGAGCGTGCCAGAACGGGCGAAGGCACGCCGAAGCAGATTTACCGCCCCTTTGAAGGAGAAGCATAATGTCGTTCGTACACAACGTCAATGTCGACAACGTCAACGAGGCGCTCCAGCGCGGCCTCATGATCCTGACCAACATGGGCACCCGCGAGTCCAGCCGGAACGGCCCGGTGGCGGTGATGGACGGCCCGGTTATGACGATTTACAAGAAGCCGTATCAGCGCGTCCTGTTCAACAGCGTGCGCAACGCCAATCCGTTCTTCCACCTGTTCGAGTCGCTGTGGATGCTGGCGGGCCGCAACGATCTTCCGTGGCTGGCGCAGTTCAACAAGCAGATGGCCACGTACAGCGACGACGGCGGTCAGACGCAGCCCGCCGCCTACGGCTACCGCTGGCGGAACTACTTCGGCTATGACCAGATCGAGGCGGTGCTGGAGATCCTCAGGGCCGATCCCAACAGCCGCCGCGCCGTGCTGGGCATGTGGGACAGCGGTGGCCAGCGCGACAATTCTGTGTTGGTCGGCGTGGGCGACCTGACGGCGGTGCTTCAGGGCAGCGCCGATGTTCCGTGCAACACGAACTGTTTCTTCCGCGTGCGTAACGGCGCGCTGGACATGATGGTCAACTGCCGGAGCAACGACATCCTCTGGGGTGCCTATGGGGCGAACTGCGTCCACTTCTCGGTGTTGCTCGAATACATGGCGGGCAAGCTGGGGCTGCGCGTCGGTGCGATGTACCAGAACAGCTTCAACTTCCACGTCTATCTGGAAGTGCTGGGCAGCAGCCAGAAGGCCGTCGATATGATGCAGGAGAACAGCGACCTCTACAACACGAAAAAGGTCGCCCATACCCCGCTGTTCGGCGAGCTTGAGGACCCGCTTGACTTCGACCGCGATCTGCTGTATTTCATGCACATTGCCGACCCCGCGGTTGACGATGTTCGGCTCGTGGAGCCGGAGCCATCCGACCCAGTCAGCGGCTACCGCACGGAGTTCTTCTTGAACACCGTGACGCCGATGCTCTGGGCGTGGGGCGCGCACAAGCGCAAGGAGTACGCGGAGGCCGAGCTCCACGTAACGAAGATCAAGGGCGAAGATTGGCGCATCGCTTGCAAGCAATGGATCGAGGCACGCCACGCCTCCTACCGGGAGAAGGCAAATGGATAACGGACTTATCGCGCTCAACAAGATGGGCTGGCTGCGCGCCGGGGGCTACACCCGCCGATACCACGGCTGGCGAACCATCAAGGACGACACGGTGGGGCAGCACTCCTACAATGTCACGAACATCATCCTCGTGCTACGCCCTGACTGTCGCAAGGAGCTCGTAGTGGCGGGCGTGCGGCACGACAGCCCGGAGCATGTTACGGGCGATATGCCCGCCGACACGAAGCGCCGGGTGCCCGGTGCCAAGGCGATGATGGACGCCGCCGAGGAGGTCGCATGGGCGGACATCGACATCGCCGATCCGTGCCTCGCGCTTACGGACGACGAGTACCGGGTGATGAAGCTTGCCGACTATTTCGACGGCATGATGTTCAGCATCCAAGAGCGGTCCATGGGGAACCAATACATGGACATCGTGTTCGAGCGGTACTCGTCGTACATGCACAAGATGCTGGACGGCTTACCGCCCGCCATCGAACACGAAATCTTTGAAGCCCTGCAAGGTGCATGGGTGAGCGCAGGAGGACCGGCTTATGTCCGCGAATGAACGGCAGCACGGCGGTGACCATTACAAGGGCACCGGCTACGAATATTGGGACTTCGTCAAGGACGCCGGGCTTGGCTACCACGACGGCAACGCGGGGAAGTATGTCTACCGCTGGCGCAAGAAGGGCGGGGCCATTGACCTCCAGAAGGCTGTCCACTATCTGGACAAGTGCATGGAGCTTGGGGTGCAGCCGACCTACAGCGGCATGACCACCGAGCGCGCGGTGGAGCGTTTCGTGCAGACCAACGGCGTACCGCCCGAGGAAGCCACGGCGCTCACCCTGATCTGCCGGGGCCACCACCGGCAGGCTCTTACGGTCGTGAACCGCTTGCTGGCGGAAGCCCGTAGCGCCGGGGCGCTGCTGAGCGAGTAGAGCGGTGCGGCGGTGCCTGGCATAATCCTGCCACGGCACCGCCGCCCGTCATTTGTGCGGGCTGCCGAACAAGCCCCAGAACAGCACGCCAAGGCTTATGACCCAAGGACCAAAGTCCTTCATCATCGTGGCCAGCGTTACCGCCCCGTCCTGCTGCGACGCGCGCGTCTTGAGGTCATCGATATCTCGGCGCAGCCCCGAGCATATCTCCTCCATTCTTTCGGCGGCTTCTTGCCGTACCTTGATCGCAGCGATGTCGACCTTGATGTCGGTAAGGTCCTTGCGGTGACCGATAAGCTCAGACGTCATGGTATCGAGCGTCCGGCTCATCGTACTCAGCAGCATGATCTCCGCTTCACGCGCGACCTGTTCTGAGCTACTTGGCGTGAGGAAGGAGGGTTCGTCTGGCATTTCTACGCTCCGAGGTTCAAAAGATACAGGCCGTCTTTGCCGCGCCATACTCCGCCAAACGCTGGAGTCGTTGCAAACGCCCCTTAAGCAGAACTCGAGATGCCTCGAATATATCGGGGGCGGAAGCGAGGGCGGCATCGGTGTCAGCATAGGACGGCTCCGGTCCCAGCTTGGCCAAGGCGGCGCATGGCACCGGGGTCGGGACCTTGACCTCCACGGTGCGGATCTCCGGCTCCGGGCGTGGCAGGGCGGGGCCACTGGCGCAGGCCGACAGCGCCAGAAGCCCGAGGGCGAGCGACAGGTACTTCATTTTGCGGATCCTTTGATAAGGGCGAGGGCGCTGGAGCATTTGTCGGCTCCGGGTTGTGCTGCATCCAGACGCGCCATCTTGGTCTGGAAGCCGCCGAGGCTGCCCCGTAGCTGGGCCATCGCGGCGTCGAACTTGGCATCGGCCGTGTCCGCCTTGCCGATCAACGTGGCGAGCGCCGCGTTCTGCGTTGCCACGGAGCCGCCGAGCGCGGCGTTGTTCAGCTTCAGCGTGCCGTTGTCGGCCTGGACCGCATTGTAGCGGGCGATCCAGCCGACCTTGGGGTCGTTGATCGATTTGTTCAGCGTGTTGATTTCGCTGTTCTTACTTACCACGACCATGATGAAGGCGATGGTGACAACCGCCGTCATCATAATAGCCGGGTTGCGTACCAGCCAGAGCCCGGCTTTCGCCAGACCCCCGCCAATCATTCCAAAGAAAGCGCCCATGTCGATACTCCTACGGTTGCCCGCCGTCTGGCGGGGAGGGTGCGGTCGTGTTCTGGGCGCTGGCGACGCCCTTGTCCTTCAGGGAGATGCCAAGCCCGCCGCCGCCAAGGTAAGCGCCGAGCCCGCCGAAGTAGCCCCCGCAGAACTCCGCAGGGTGCCACTCTTGGCCCTTATACAGCGCGATTCCCTGAAAGATCAGCGGCGCGAAGATGCCGCAGAAGCCGCCCAAGGCGAAGAGGATGCGCGCCGTATCGTAACCGGCTCCGTTCGGCCCTTCCAGAGCCTTTAGCAGCCGACCCATCATGCGAGCTCGAAGTGACCGAAGTCATTTTCGCCGTGTTCGGTGCGCCCGTTCTGGTTCCAGTCGCCGCCCCACCGGATGCGGATTTTGAGCTCGTCGGCAGCGGCGAACACATACTCCTTGATCTTGGCGTACACGGCCTCGGGTGCGTTGGGGTCGTACGGATGAACGCCGACGTCCACGGCGCGGCCCGGCTGCCCTTCGGCTGGCGGGAAGTGCTTCGAGTGGAGCGTCCACGTCACCTTCTTTTCGCCGGGCTGGGCGATGATGCGCAGCGGCACTCCGGCCTTGCGTAGCTCGTCCACCGAGCGCCCCTTGGCGAAGAGGTTGTACTGGCGCTCCAGCGTGCGAACGCCCTCCAGGATGCTGAAGTCGATGGTGGACTTCTGGATGGCAAGCTTCATGACACGCTGGAGCTTTTCCTCCACGGTGGCAAGCTGGTCGAGTGATTTCTGGCCGTAAGCGAACATTGGTCGTCTCCTTAGTTGACAGGCTCTTCAAGGTTGATGGGGTCGGTAAGCTGCCGCTCACTCTTGGCGTTGTCCAGCCCCGACGTGGTTTCGCGTGCCGGGTTCTGGCTGGCGATGATGGACATGACGATGCGCCGCGCATTGGTCTTGTCCGTCTTACGGCCAAGGTACGCGATAGCTTCATCGACGCGGTTTGGATCCAGCGCCATATCGACCAGCCGCTCGGCGTTGCGGTCGCCGATGCCCGCGTTGTTCAGGTGGCGGGCCACCGCTTTCACGATGCCGATCTTGCCACCGCTTGCCGCGTTGAGGCCGAAGTCGAGCAGCGCCCCCGCCGCGTCTTGACCACGGGTCTGCGTTTGGCTTCCCGTGTTCGGGCTGACATACTGGGCACGCTCGTACCGATCACGAACGACCTTGGCCTGATCACGTATGCGGCCCGCGCCCTCGTCACCGATAAGCGCCGACGTGCGGTTCAAGAAGTTCGTGCCATTGGCAGCCTCGTCGGCCAGCCCTAGCGCCGCACGCGGGTTCTTGCCAGCCGTGTTCTCGAACTGGCGGCGGGCTGCCACGCGGGCCACCGACCGGGCGCTCGGGCCAGCGACGATCTGGGGCTGCGTGGAGACGCTCGCCATGCCGCTGTTAGTGGCACCCGCGCTAGGCCCGGCCTTGGTCCCAGTGACCCGGAAACCACGGAGGTTGTCCAGATCGGGCATCTGCTGGCGCAGCGCATAGATCATGTCGCGCATCGTGCCCGTGCCGTAGGTGTTCCGAACGTCGTCCCAGTCCGGCACGCCGTCGATGTTTATGACGCCATCGCGGCTGCCCGGCGCGCGGGTAATGGTGCCCGTGATTTTCCGGCCGTCGGGCAGCGTGTAGGCGACCTTCGTATCGGCCGATAGGAAAGACTTGGGGTCGCGGTCGCCGAGGTAGCCCTTGATCTCCGTGCGGGCTTGGTCGAGCGGAATGCCGTACTGGTCGGCGTGATCCTGCGCCATTTTGTCCAGCGCGGCTTCGCTCGTAGTGGGCGGGCCGTCTAGCGTCAGGGTGCCCGCAGGATCGCGGGTTTTCATCATTGGCGTGGGCTCGTCGGATAGCGCCCGGTTGGCGGCGATGGCCTCGTCCGGGTTGCCGCCGCTGAGCGCGCCGGTCCCAGTGTCAGCCGCGTCCACAAGAGCGCTGGCAGCCTTGAAGTTCCCGCGCGCCGCCGCGTAGCCGGGCGCGGCCTTTTCGCCCTCACCGATCAGCGTACCGACCATCTGGTTCAGGATGCGGCTCTGCCCGCTGGCGTCCGGGCTGTTGGAGCGGGCTTGGAGGCCGCGCTTCACACGATCCAGCATGTCCAGCGTGAACGTGGGCAGCGGCTCGCCGGGCTTCACGCCCTGAGCCGTAAGCTGGGCGCGCACCTGATCACGCGCAGCCGGGGCCATGCCCTCGGGCAGCAACGACATCACCCGATCGAGCTCGGAAGGCTCGTTGCCCCGCTTTAGGGCGCTGAGGAACCCCGCGACCTCGGTCGGGTTATCGCTGGTCTCGATGGCCCCGGCCAGCGCCTTACGGCCCGCGCCCGTATCAAGAACGCGTCGCAGATCGGGAGTAACCGCGACTGGATTGTCACGGAACTGCGCATACTGGTCGTCAGCAAGCGCGGTGCGGGATTTCTCGATGCGCCCCACGACGTCCGCCGTGGGCTCCGAGGTTGGCGCGATATTCTCGGCCAGCCGGGCGGTGTCGCCTTGCACGTTGGCGCGGCGGGTGTTCGCGAAGTCGACGGCCTGCGTCCGCCCCGGCGTGTTGCGACTTGCGGCCGCACGGATCGTGGCAGCACCCGGCTCGTCCACGAGGTCGACCAGCGGGTTGTCGGTGAAGCCAAGCGCGCGGCGGGCGTCCAGCTTGGCAGTGAGCGCCGCTGGGTCCTGCGGAGCGCGGTCGGCCAACGAGCTAAGCCCGCTCAGCCCGCCACGGACCAGCGCGTTCACGCCGGTTGCGTCGCCAAGGCGGTAGAGGATCTTGCCGGTGCCCCGCACGGCCAGCGGGGCAAGCTTGCCGAATACGGGGCCGAGAACCGCGCCCTCGCCGCCGCCGATCATCGCACCTTCGCCACGGTTGTCGCTATCGTTGCCCGCGCCGCTGACCGCGCCATACACTCCGCCCACGCCAGCCGCGCCCGCGACGCGCCCGGTTTTCGTAGCGAAATTGGCGACGCGGCCACCCGGCAGCGCAAGCGTCGGAATGATGCCGCCAGCATAACCGGTCCCGTAGGCGATAGGATGCTCGTTCCATGCGTCGGTTTTCTCCTGATCGCGGCCCGCACGCTCGCGCTCTGCGTCTGTCGCCCAATCGCCGCTGCCCTCGTCGAGCTTGCGCCCGAACACACCGAGAAGCCGGTTGACCGGGGTGTTCCGCCCAAGCCAATTTCCGAGCGCCGCACCTTGGCCGCTGATTTCGTCGTCCCAGCCGAACAGGGCCGAGCTCTTCAGGCCGTCGAACGCCGCCTGCCCGGTGCCGGTCTTGTCTGGCCCTTTAACGGGTGGCCCCAGCGTCCAGTTGATGTTCGGTCGCACCTTGGGATTCGACGCCAGCCACTGATCGTACTTCTTGCCCATTGCGGGCGTGAAGCCTTGCGGGTTGACGGGGCTGTTCGACGCCTGCTGATATGCGAGCAAAGTCGCGCTCGGCACGCGCATCTGCGTCAGCCGCTGC